GCGAATGGCCAATTTATTACTCAAACGTACATTGATCCCTGTGATAACAAAGTTTACACAGTATTATTTCCAATAGCATCAAATCAACCTGGTGTTGTAGTAATTATTAGAAATAAATCTAGAACATTTACATACGCCGACTTCGCCTCAGGCACAGCAACTAAATGGATCAATGACATATTCGCAACGCCATGTCCAGCAACAAATACAGCGGTACAACAAACAATAACGACTACAGTATCACAAGCAGCATCATCAGCAGCAACAGCAGCAGCTTCAACAGCAGCGAGTGCAGCTTCATCTGCCGCTTCATCCGCAGCATCAAGCGCATCAGGAGCAGCGTCAGGAGCAGCATCAGGCGCCGCTTCAACTTCTGCTTCGAGTGCATCAACATCTGGAGCGTCATCCTCCTCCCAACCTTCATCTTCATCATCCCAATCGTCATCGTCTTCTGGTTCTTCCTCATCATCAAGCTCAAGCTCGGAGAGCAAAACCGAAAGCAGCAGTTCAAGCTCAAGCAGCGAATCAAAATCGGAGAGTAAAAGCGAAAGTAAATCTGAATCTAAATCAGAAGAAAAAAAGGAAGAATCAAAATCTGAATCTAAAGAAGAAAAGAAGGAAGAAAAAAAAGAAGAAAAGAAAAAGGAAGATAAAAAGAAAGAAGAAAAACAGCTAAGACTAAACCCAATCCTAGTCAACTCAGACTTAACTACAGCTCAAAACCCAACAGGTGGATTTACACCTATAATATCATTAGGTACATCTCAAGCTTCAGCTACAGGCGAATCAAGCTGGGGTCTATCAAGTATGATATATGCTGATTTAAAGTCATTTGCCTTATCAGGCAATAGTAGTGAAATGATATTTGAGAAAGGCGCTTTAAAAGCAATTAAAGCATATTCATACACATACGCTTGGATGAATGGTATTCCAATGACATTCGGTGGATACACTTATATTAGACCACATCCTAAATATGGAGTAATGGGATATAATTTATCACTAATTAATATTAAACTTAAAGGTACAGATAGCTATTCATATCAATTTGCATCATCAACAACAGCATTCTGGACCAAACCTTATCAGTTGAATAAAAAATCAACTGTATCCCCAGGGGTCTTCATTATGGGTTCGCCATATTCATACAATACGGCAACCGGAGGCTCCTGGAACTATAACATAGCAGGGCTAGTAGGTACTGGATTTACCTATCAGATATCGAAACGATTTGTGTTTTCGGCTGATTGGAAAATAAATGCATCTACAACACCCGGTTCACCTATATTAAATTTCTTCATGATTGGAACAAGAGCAATGTTTTAAACTTGGTTCGGTCAAAATAAGGTTGTATATTTGAGTATAATAAAACAAAAATTACATTATGAGAAAAGTAATTGCAATTTTCGCAATCGCTACATTGGTAGCATGTGGTGGTGCTTCAACAGCCCCAGCAACAACAGATTCAACTACAGCCGTAGTAGATTCAACATTAGTAGACACAGTAGCAGCTCCAGTAGTTGACACAGTTGTAACTAAGTAAGTTATTATGGCTCTACCAGTTTGGTAGGGCCAAATTTCTGCTTTAAATTCACGTTATGTATAAGGTAAAACAATTATTAGGACGTATTCGTAATTTAATACGTTGGGCTCCAATCATATGGAAAGATCGTGATTGGGATTATTATTTCATTTACGAAATATTAAAACATAAACTTATATTTACTGAGGAATTTATTCGTGAGAAAGGTGTCCATATGTTCAATACTGAAGATGCTGATAGTATTTTAAAGGCAATTGATTTAATAAATAAAGCACAAACCGAATACCATTTAGATAAGTACCTATCAGAAGCAACTGAGTGGACTACTGAAGGAATAGATAAAGCAGTAGAAGATCACGATAAAGTAAAACAGGAATTATTTCAACACTTAAACGACAACATAGAAAAATGGTGGGATTAGCAATTGGAATTGGATGTAGTGCTGTATTAGCAGCAATCGTAGCCACATTTTGGGTACGTGGAATAGATTATATGAAGGAAAACCATCCTGATTATAAAGGTGAAGACTTATTTGATGAAGAAGATAAAAACCATATAACATGAAAGAATACGTAGCACCCTTATTACGATTTGGAGCGTTAATATTATTATTAACTACCATCTATGAACAAAACAACGCTATAAACGAGTATAAAGCTAAAACTAATACTATCGATAGCTTACAATCTGAATTATTTCAGACTCAGTCTCAAGCAGGTAGATATGAAGTAGCTTTAGAGTTATTTAAAGAAAAAAATAAAAAAGCAGCAGACGAATTCGAATTAATATTATCAACACAAACAGAATAGTATTATATTTATGCAAGTGAATACCCAACTTACCATAGTAATTCCTTGTAAAAATGAAGGACAAAATATAATTACTACGTTAAGACATCTTTATGCCTCTCATCTTGATTGCCCAATTATAATTGCAGATTCATCTAACAATGAACGTTCAATAATGCAACTTAAACGATTTCAGATAGCATCACCAATGCCTATTCGAATAGTTGAGGGTGGGTTACCATCAGTTGCTCGCAATAATGGAGCTAGACGTGTTAGAACACCGTATGTATTATTCTTAGATGCTGATGTATTTGTTAAAGACCCTGAGTTTATTAGTCGTTGTCTCCGTGTAGCGATTGGGGGGAATTACGATTTGGTGACGTCTCAATTTAAAACAACAACAGGCGAATATAACTGGGTGTTTAAAATATTTAACGTTGTACAACGTATAATATCAATTAAAACACCATTCGCTGTAGGTGGGTTTATGTTCTTTAAAACCGAAACGTTTAGAGCATTAGGTGGGTTTGATGAGCAAGCTAAGGTAGGTGAAGATTACCTATTAAGCTCTAAAGTTAAACCTAGTCGCTTTACAATTATTAATGAACCAGTTTATACTACCCCTAGACGATTTAAAAATAAGGGTGTAATGTATATGGTTAAATTAATGATTAGTAGTTGGTGGAACAGAAACAACCCAGAATGGTTTAAACAAGACCACAATTACTGGAAATGAATTACAAAGCAATTATCGCTTCAGATCTACATTTAGGTACTAAAGATTCCCAAGCAAAAGAATTTATTGAGTTTCTAGAACAACACCCAACTGACCTCCTTATATTGAATGGAGATATAATTGATGGATGGGCACTTAACAGAGGTGCTAAGTGGAAGAAAGGACATACTAAAGCAGTAGCTGCTCTGCTTAAACTATCTAATAACACTAAAATCATTTGGATTAGAGGTAATCATGATGAATTCTTAACCGAATTTATAGGTAGCCACTTCGGTAATATTGAAATTAGAGAAAATTATATTATTAGTACTAATAAAAGGGTGTTAGGTGACTTACATGAACAACAACGTTACTTTGTATTTCACGGTGATGTAATAGATGTATTCATTACTAAATACAAATGGTTAGCTAAAATAGGCTCTATAGGTTATGATTTCGCTTTATGGCTTAATAGATGGTATAACAGATATAGAGCATGGCGTAAATTACCTTACCAATCTATATCTCAAGACATTAAAGCAGGAGTTAAAGCGGCAACTAATTACGTTAATGACTTCGAAACCACAGCTATTAAAATGGCTACTCAAAATGGATGCCACGGTGTTATTTGTGGACATATACATCAACCTGCCGATCTACACATTAATGGAGCTCATTATCTAAATTCAGGAGATTGGGTTGAAAATCGTACTGCAATCTTGTTGGATTATCAGAATAATTTTACTATATTTAAGATGTAATTAAATTTACAGTTATGAAAACCGTTATTATTGGGGATATCCATGGCCATGATTCATGGAAACAAGTCGTAGCACAAGAACACGACGCAGACAGATTTGTATTTGTAGGTGATTACTTTGATTCATTTACAGTGTCAGGCGTTGTTCAAATTCATAACTTCAAGGAAATAGTTGAATTTAAAACCACTACAGATAAAGAAGTAATAATGCTTATCGGTAACCACGATTATCATTACTTCCCCGAAATTGGAGACTCAAACACCTCAGGATATCAATCAACATTAGCACCTAGCATTAAGCAAGTTGTAGGGGAGAATAAACAACATTTACAATTAGCTTATCAATTTGATGATATATTAATTACACACGCAGGTGTAAGTAGTGAATGGTTAGATGATACCATTGCAATGTGGGATGTACCTAATTTAGCTATGTATTTAAATGATTTATTCACTTATCAACCCACTAAAGTTGCTTATCGCTCATTTAAGTATTATGATTATGAAAATAATCAAGCACAATTAGCAGGTGGATTTGGAGCTGAAACGTTTCAAGGTCCAATCTGGATTCGTCCTAAAGCATTAATGGAAGCTAATCGCGATACACTACGTACCCAAATTAGACAAGTAGTAGGTCATACAACTAGAAACCAAATCGATATTGAAGGTAAAGCTACAGGTGGTCGTTACTATTTCATTGACACAATGCCAAGAGAATATTTGATTGTCATAGATGGAGTCGTATCTTTAGGCAAATTAGAGAATGAGAAAACCCAAACAAAATAAAAAACCCGAATTCGTTATATTCAGTGAGGATGGATTCTTTACTGGATTAGCGAATGGCGGTCAGCCTCAATGGTCAATGGAAATTAAAAACGGTAAACCGTTTAATGATGAATGTAAATTGAGAGCATTACAATACGTTGTAGGTGCTAAAGAATTATTAACCGAATATATAAATTAAGTTATGAAAACAGCAATGCAAGAATTTATTGATGAGCTTAAATTAATTGAGGCTTATCCTATGTCACCTTTAGTATTAAGAATGGCTACTGATTTACTTGAAAAAGAAAAAGAGCAAATGATTAATTTCTATAATTGGATGCAAAGAAATGATAGTGCTGAAGAATACTTTCATTACTCAGATCAAGATATGCTAGAGCAATATTTAAGTGGCGATTGGGGTCCAGGATGGAGAGATTTATCTGAAGATCTAAATAAATAAATTATGAGTTTAAAATACACATTACAAAGCCTTAGATGGATTAAAGCACTATGGAGCCCATTTAAACCATTCAAAGTTGGATTCTATGCTGGTAAATTAGCAATAGGCACCCCATACTTCTATCCTAGAAAATGGGTTAAATACACAGATGAAGATGCTATAAAAGCATCTGTAGAACATAAAGCTAATAAGGATAAAGTACAAGTATCTGATAAGCAACTATTTGAAATGTATAAAAAATACAGCAAAGCAGTACCAATTAAAGTTGGATTCGATTGGTGTAGTTTAGGATGGAAAACAAAATGGACTGATACTGATTTCAGACATGAATGGAACCCAGTATTTACATTTGTATTCTTCGGCTATCAAATTGCATTAACATTTTATAGTCCATATCGTAGCCATTATTGGGAAGCATGGTTATACTATGAATATGCTACTGATAAAACTAAATCAAAGCGTGAGCGAATAGAGCAGTGTAGAAAAGAGCATAGTCAAACTTGGACAGTTGCTGGAGGTGAAATAGACTATTATGAATTTATACTCAAACCAAAATATCTAAAATGAGAAAAATAGATCATGCTCCTAAATATACTAGACGCTTATGTAATACTTTAAAACATTTAAAAAATGTAAGTGGTATTAGACGAGTTATGTGCATGAATAAAAGATATAATACATTTGAGGTATTTACTAAAAGAGCATTCTTCAATGCAATCACTAGATTATCAAAATAACGATATATGAAACGAGTAGATAAAAATAAGTTAGTATTAAAAGAACTGATTGATAAGATGTTTGAAATAGCAGGACACAATCTTAAATTTGAAGATGTAGAAGGTAGAAAGGATAATTGGTTTCAACAACACACAATGACTCAAGCTCAAAATGAGGAGTGGCGAGATTGGGGTACTAAATTTATAATGAAAAAACATCGTTACAATAAGTATTTAGCTGATCGTGAAATGAGAATGTTAGATTTATACTGTGGATTAAAAATATCAGATTCAAAATATAATTAAAATATAAAACAATGACTGAACAAGAAATCCAAGCAATGCTTGAACAATTAAAACAAATGGACATATTTGCCCAAATTCCAGACTATAATACTTTTCCTAAAGCAAATAAGGAAGCAATTATAACTGCACTTCAAATGTCAATTGATAAAGAAAAAGCTAAAGTAGCAAATGAACAATAACGACGACTATATGCAACGCGTTCGCGAACGTTTCTATAAGCAAGTTAGGGAAACTAATTGGGGTGCACCTGAAGAATGTGTTTATAAGTCTAGAGGTCGCAAACCAAAACCTGTAGTTAGATACGAAGCCGTACCTAGAACATTATTTGAAAAATCAGCAGCCGGAAAATATAATTGGATAAAATAAACAACATGGAAAATAAATACAAATCATTAGGTAGTAATTTATTCGGATTTGAAATATTCGAAGAAATACTTGAAGCAGTAGGCGAACGTAGAAACGTAATGGATGATCAAAACTTTAGAGCAGGTGTAGCATCATCTGAAAGTGCGATTGCTCGTTTACGTGAAAAATATTATGAAGAAATAATTAAAGAAGATGCAGAAGAAACAAAATAAACCAGATTCATTAGCAGTATTTGCTTTAATCTGTTTAGGATTAACGCTAATAGGTTCAATAATACACGAAATGATATTTACATGGTCAAAATAAAAGAATGTATAGTTATTTTAGGTTCGTAGATATTTATCGGCATGAAAAAATGCCTATTAGCCCTATTAGTATTAATTAGTTTCGTTGCATCGTCTCAAGACGTAGTTACATTAACACATAAAGCGTACACAACACATTATAGCAAATCCAAACACTATCCAGTAATGGTTGAATGGTGGATTACTAAAAATACATTAACGTGTATTGATAAAGTTAAACGCGGCGATAAATTTATCGCTGATCCAAAATTACCTAAAGAAACAGACTTACAAGCAGACTATACAGGTGCTGGATTTGATCGTGGACATAATATGCCTGCAGCTGATGCTGTATGTGATCAAGTAGCAAATGAGGAATCATTTTACTTTAGTAATATGACTGCTCAATACCCAGCTTTAAATCGTGGTGATTGGAAAGCATTAGAGATGTTATCTCGTACATTAGCATTAGAAAGTGATTCAGTTAAAGTGTGGTGTGGTTCTATAGGTGTAGCTAAGAAAATAGGTACAACTGCAGTACCAACTCAATGTTGGAAAGTAGTTTATATTAAGAAGTCTAAAGAATACATGGCATTTATATTTGATAACAATACAACTAAAGCAGACGGTATTGAAAATAATAAGGTTAGCGTTGCTGATGTTGAAAAATTAACAGGATTTAAGTTTAAGTAATGTTCGTACCAAATCATCTCCACCTATTAGTAAAGGGTTACATTAATAACCCACCACAGTCAGAAACAGTATTAAACCAATGGTTTAAAGAATTAGTAAATAAAGTCGGAATGGTAGTTGTAGCAGGACCTACCTCAGTATATGTTAATGAACTTGGAAACGAGGGAATAACAGGTACAGTAACACTAGCTACATCACATGCCTCAATACATGTTTGGGATGCAATTTATCCTTCAATGTTCCAATTCGACTTATATAGTTGTTCCGATTTTACACCTGAACAAGTATTAAACCATATAAATGAACACTTTGATTTACAATCAGCAACATGGCAATTTATAGATAGAAACAGTGATGAATTTAAGTTGATTGATAGTGGAAAGTGGGTGGCAGAACAGTAGTCATATATTCATCCAAATTAAAAATACATATGGCATTTCAAACTCGTGACGAAGCGCAAGACAAAGTATCTAGAAAGTTAGATAGAGTATTAAACAAGAAAAAGAAAATCGTGCCATTGAGTCAGGAATCATGGAGTGATTTAAACCAACGAGGTGCTACATTAGCAGAGCAGTATGAGTGGATCCGTTTAGACAATAAGAAAAAAGAACGAGAAGCAAATAATAAAGCATAATTTGAGGGGCATAACCCCTCACTTATATTCATAGCATAAAATTAATAAGTATGACAACTGAATTATTGACTAAATGTTTAGAAGTTGAAACGTGGACCCGCTCATTAACAATGAGAGGATTAGAACGAGAAGAAATAGTAGCTCGTATTGATGAAATGTATGAGCCTGAAACATTAGATGAAATGGAAGCGTATAGCGAAGCTATATTATATGCTCGTTTAGGTGTCTTAAACTAGAGGTGGTTGGGCAAAGCGGTTAACGTAGATTTAAGTATAATTAAAATAAATAAGTTATGAGTTACAACATTGAACAAATTAAGGCAGCTGCGCCTTCAGTTTTCACAGAAACTAAAGCAGCCCATTTAACGGATAAATACATCCAAACACCTACTATTAGAGTAGTAGAAGATTTAATGAATTTAGGTTGGGAAGTTACTAAAGCCCAAGAGGTTAAATCTCGTAAATACAAAGGCTTTCAAAAGCATTTAATCATGTTCCGTCATCCTGAAATTACAATTAAGGGAGCAAACGGTGATGATGCTCAACCTCAAATATTACTTACCAACTCACATGATGGTAAGGCAGCATTTAACTTTAGAGTTGGTATCTTCAGATTAGTATGTAGTAATGGATTAGTAATCAGTGATGCTGATTTCGGAGTGATGTCTATTAGACACATGAATTACACATTCGAATCATTGCAATCTAAAGTTGCTGAAATGATTGGTAAATTACCTAAATTAGTTCAGAAGATTAATTTATTCAAATCTAAAGAATTAACTGAAGCTCAAATGACTGAGTTTGCTACTAAAGCATCTGAGTTAAGAACTAAAAAAACAGTTAATATTATGGATGTACTTACTCCTACACGTACTGAAGATCAAGGTAATGATTTATGGTTAGTATTTAACAGAGTACAAGAGAAAATATTAGGTGGTTCATATACATCTGGTGGTCGTAAGGCTAGATCAGTAAAGAACTTCCAACAGGATATTAAATTGAACGAACAATTATTCGAATTGGCTGAATCATATCTTTAATTTTAATTGAGTAAGTTTGGGGGTGTAAAAACCCCCACTTACATTTACTACTATGGAAAATAAAAGCGAAATAAATTTAGGTGGAGGAACTAATATAGTAATGACTACATCTAGGTTAGTTACGTGTAATGAAATACTAACATTAATGACTCCAAATGATGGAGCCATTCAATTAGATGTTAAAATACAAGCTGATTTTGATACTGTACCTGAAAAGTATCATGAAATATTCTTAAACATGTTATCATCTAAGTATATGAAAGCAGTATCGTTTGGAGACAACCCATTCAGTCAATGTTTACCTGCTCCTAAGAGACGTTGGTATCAGTTTTGGAAGGCGAAATTGTAATTGTATCTTCATTCTATGGAATTAAAAGATAGAATATCAACATTCAGAAAGAATACTTATAACAGATTCTACTGGTGGAGACGATTCCAACCACGTGAAACGTTACACAAGTATAGACGTTTGAATGAACGAATACCAAATGGTGATTTTGAAGTATCAGATTACCATTGGCAACTGCAATATGAAGATGTATTAGAGAAAGAAGCAACAGCTAAGGAACCTAATCCAGATAAGAAACATGAAATAAGATGTATGTTTGGAGAACGTAAACGTCGTTTATCTAAGGATTATGAAGTGGATGAGAAGAAGATATTAGATGAAATGTATAAGGCGTTTAAAACCGAACTTAAAATGACACGTGAGCAAGTTGATGAGGAAATGCTTAACTTTGAAGGCACGTTGTCTGAATTCTATCATTATATTTATAACAAAAGATAACAAATGGAAATTAAAGACATTCTTAGTGAATTAATTACAGTGGCAAATAGTGCAATGAACGAACGTGGTTGCCCTGAAAATTTCGATCTAGAAAATTTCATATCAGTAATAGAAGATTACTATGAAGAATTAGATGAGATTGGAGAATTTGCTTATTTAGATGATAAAGACGAATACGACTTCAGTGATGAAGATGATTATTAATTATAAAAATAAAAGTTATGTCAACAAAAAATCGGGATCGTGTCTTAACAGACGAACAAATTAGAGGTATTCATGATCAATTAGTAGTATTGTTTAGAGATGATGCTGAAGTATTAGCTGAAATGGTACTAAACAATTACTTAGCTGAGGATAAGAATATGTTATGGGCTAATATGGTTGAATTGATTGAGCAAGCTGAAAAAGGTGAGTTACTATCAATTAATCAGATTAATATGATTTTAAAAGAAGATAGTTATGACAATGCTTAAAGCGTGGTTAATAGGAGTAGTAATATCACTTACAATAATGTATGTATTTGATAGAGTAACTCAATATTTGGATGGCAAACCTAAAGAACATAAATTTAGGAAATGGTGGAGTAAACACATATGCGATTTAGACAATTTATACAATTAAAATAAATAATCATGGCAAAAGCAAAACAAACCCCAGTAGAATCAAAAACAGTAACATTAACTACAGAGCAATATGCTGTGTTGTTTAAAATTCAATCATTGTTAGATAACGCCTCAGACACATTAGGTGATATTGATGGTGATGGTAATTTATTTGAGATTGGTAGATCAGTAGGTGATGCTAGTGCTGATATTATCAATGCATTTAATGAGTTAGGTGAATTGATTGATCAAACGAATCCTAATGATTTAGATGATAACGATTTCGAATTCGACATGAATTAGTATTTAAGGTTAAGTAAATTTGGATAGGCACAGTAATGTGCCTATCTTTATGTCAAATAAATAAGTTATGAAAACATTAATAGTACACCCCGAAGATCGTAGTACGGATTTTTTAAAACCGATATACGAAAATGTAAGCGATGCAACCATTATACATGGTGGAGTTAGTAAAACACAAATCAAACAGTTAATAAATGAACACGATCGTATCTATATGATGGGTCATGGCTCACCATCAGGTCTATTTAGCTGTGCTAAATTTGGTGGTGATAATGATTATAGTGGGTTTATAATTGATCATACAATGGTTGAAGAGTTACGCAGTAAAGAATGTATATTCATTTGGTGTAATGCAGATCAATTTGTTACTAAACATAACTTAAAAGGATTATATAGTGGTATGTTTATTAGTGAGGTAAGCGAAGCAACATATTGTGGATTACCAGGTACACCTCAATCAATAGTAGATACGTCAAACGATTCATTTGCTCGTTGGATGGGTGAAAATGTAAACATGGCTTTAAATGAGATATACCACAATACAATGGATAACTATGAAGTTTTAGCAATGGATAATCCTGTAGCAGATTATAATGCACAGCGATTATGTTTGGCAGAGTAATAGTCATATATTTACGTTATAAAACAAATAAAAATGAAACTATTTAGATTATCAATTATCGTAGGCGATACAACAATTGAACGTGGAGTATGGGCAAATGATATGATTATATCAGACGGATGTTATTTCTTCCGTGATGAATATAATGAGTTGTTACAAGCATACCCAACACAATACACATTCATTACCAACATCGAAACGAAAGAGGAATACGACGCGAGGAAGGCAAAGTAAATGATCATATCTTCACGTTATAAAATTAAAAATTATGCCGTACGTAGATTTAGAAAGTGTGAATAAAAGCACAGTAGTAAGTGATTTAAAAACAGTAATTGGTAAGAAAATAACTCAAAACCAATCTCCAACATTAGTAGCTAAGTTAGTTAAAGTTGGTAAAGTTAATTGTGTATTCGAATCAGTACAGTCCGATCATTTTGGATATGAAAATGGTAAGGTTGGAGTGCAATATAAAGTACCTACCCAACGTGCTTGGAACTCGTTCTTCTATTAGGGAGGGCGGGGTTCGAATCGTAGATTTAAGTATATTAAAAAATTAAAACAATAAGTTATGAGTAAAACAATTAAGCCAAAACAAGGCATCGTTTATGAGTGTTACAAAGGGTTCGTAGATCAATATGGTGATCGTTGTAGAACAGGTCAAAAATTCACTTATGATGGTGATGACAAAGAATCAGCTACTAATGAATACTATACATTAGATAAAGCATCAGGACGTGGAATAAAAATTGCAATACCATTAGATAAATTCGCTTCACATTTTATCCCAGTAGCAGAGCAAACCAAAACTGAAACTAAATTCAAAGTAGGTGATAAAGTTATGATTAGTGATGATTCACAATGGCATAGTTGGACTGAATTTAGCAATCCAGCTAATACAGAAGGTATTATTACTGAAATTAAGGATGAAGATTTAGGTATTATTGTTAAATGGGCAAACGACGAAACAAATAGTTACAATGAACGTGATTTACTATTAGTAACTGGGAAGGCAAAGTCCAAGTCGTACATTGACGGCGTTGAAAATAAAGATAGTAAAAAATTAAAAGAAAACAATATGAACATCAACTTAAATGCAATCGCGATCACTGATTTAGAACAAATCAAAGCAATCGCTGAATTAATTCCAAGTGTTAAAGAGCAAATTATGGCTCAGTATCCACAATTATTCGAACCTGAAGTAACACATAAGGTAGGTAATAGATATGAACATAGTGATGGTAGTACCTACCTATTAACAGGTGAAAAGGGCCACGTTGCCTTAACTAACCTAAATACAGGTATGGTTGAATCACGTACAGTTTCAGTAGAAGATTATAATAACATAACTGCAGATGAATTTGAAGGGTTATGTGAGGATACAGAAGAATTAGAGTTAATCGAATTTTAATCCAAATAACTAAGGAGCGCCATTTAGGCGCTTCCTTGGTGCTTGGCATAGTTCCGTTCGTACATTTACGGTATAAAATTAAATGATATGAGATACGAACACAAAATTAAACGCGACGAACAGAAAGCAGCAGGTGTATTTGATGGCCGCTTCAAACAACGAGTAGTAATTGATAAAAAGAAGCAAGCCAAACGTGAGTGGGCAAGATTAAAAGCGTAGATTTAAGTATATTAAAATTAAAATAAAGGTTATGAGTAAACAAATTATCTTAGATGCACTTGCATCACAGTTCGCAATTAAGCAGAACGAATTTACAGAATACGAAACAACAGTATATGGTCCCGCATTAGAGGGATTAAATAAATCCATCAGTGATTGGTTCAGTAGTGTATTAAGTGTAAGTCCACACAGCGCCAAATATACAGGCGACACATTAGAAATCGTCCCAATGAATGAAGATAATGGTAGATGGCCTAGCGCGATCCATATTAGAAAACACTACAGTTATAGAGATGATGAGAATAATTACTACGATGTTGACTACAGAAGTAGCCATAACAAAGTAGATACTAATAACATGTATTACTTAACTACATTAGGTAAAGTAGCACAACATGTCGCTTTAATCATTGACAACATAGAGAATGAATGGAAACCAGCATACAAAGCGATACATAAGCCACACTATGAACTGAGTAATGAACTACGTAAATTAGAAAATGAAATAAACGGAGTTAAACGAGACATTCATATCGCTAAACGTGAAGAATGTAAAGTAGCAGGACGTGAACATACCATATTGCCTTATACTCATTGTAAATATAACTACGATACGTCGCAATATGAATTAGTAGAGTTACCAAAAGAATTCAGATTAGAAACAGGACGTGGCAAGTGGGATTACGTGTATGTAAATGCCTATAGAGTAATTGGACCTGCCAAATACAATAAAGTAGCAATACAATATAAAAAACAAAGCGACGCTCAATGGATAGACATTGATGTTAAAGGCGATTACTTCGACTCATTCATCGCAGATGTATATGAGTGGGAAACAAATGGTAAGGCAAAATATGAAGCTAGAGAGCTTGAACAGTATAATAGATATACTGCAGAGGCAAAGCAAGAATCGTAAATTAACACTATAAAATTAAATGATATGGCAATCTACAACAACGACAAGGACCCAAACGATATACAATGGGAAAAGGAACAAATGGAAATCCAAGTAAATGAACCACGTAGAAAATTTGAACAGTGGTGGGAGCAAAATAAAGAACGTATATTAGCGGAAGACCAATTAAACCATGATATACAGTTCAAATCCAAATTCATTAAAGATGGAGACTACTAATATGAAGAAATATCAAATATTCTACAAGGCGTGGATACCAAGTTACCGCGATATTGATCATGATGATATAATCATTGAGGCAGTGGACGAGCAAAGTGCAATTAGTAAATTCCATGAGTTAATCAAATACGTTAACAGATACGAAATAAAATTAATTGAAAATGAAAACATTTAACGACTTAGAATTTAAACAAGACATTCAACGAGGATTAAACGCGGCTCGAATCATGTTCGATAATGGATACGGAGCGAGTGTAGTAGTAGGACCATACACATATGGTGGTGAAGATGGCTTATATGAATTAGGTGTATTAGGTAAAGATGGTAAATTATGCTATGATACGCCTGTAACGGACGACGTTGAAGGGTATTTAAGTGAAGAAGGTGTAACGCAATTGCTAAAACAAATACAATCACTACCAAATGAATAATAGAAAACGAGCAAATAAAATTACATTAACTATAATGGGAATATTAATAGCAATACTAATATTCATATTCATATTTCCGGCTTATGTAATTGGAATGATGTTAATAATAGGTGCAATACTTGGATTATACTATATGTCCAAAACACTACGTAATTTAATAGAAGAGACGCTAGATGAAAATAATAAGAACGCCAAATGGAAACAGGATAAGAACATAAAATAGCACCCTAAAATTCAGCTTTAACTTTGTGGCTCACACACCACATACATAAATACGTATATACGATTAGATATGAATCCACAAGAGCAAGCACAGCACTACTACAAGACAGCATTTGATAGATGGGCATATGAATTATCATATGAGAAGAACCACTTGATAGCCAAATCCATTGCAATATATATAGTAGAGGAAATAATTAAAGCAAACCCAGTTGAATGGGATAAAACAGATATAGACTCAACAATAGGACATTGGGAACAGGTATTAGAAGAAATAAATAAAATTAGTGGGTATGATAATATACATGATGCAAACGATAGCACTAATAGCTAACGGCGATCCACAATTTAAAATACCAACGCCAACCCGATTTGGAGAGACAGATAAGGGTAAGTACCTTATATATGAAAATAACAATGAATGATAATGGAAAATAAGGAATACATACTAATTGATAGTGAGAAGGTAGCTAAAATAAAATACGAGGCGCTACAGAAACTAGCAGCGAATATGGAACGACCACTAAGTGAGGCGGTTATTGAGGCGAAGGCAGTGATTGATGTGGTAAACTATCTATATGAGAATAATGTATGGGTAGATATACACAACCGTAATTACTCATTTAAAACAGGATATCAAGAATATTAAAAACGAAATAGATGAATAAAATACCACTACTCGCCGTACTAAAATTAATCAATAAAATGATTAAAATAAATACAGTAACAGTATCAGGTAAGGATGGATACAAATGGACTTTCAAAATGGATGAAATAAATAAAAACGAAACAGATGGACGAAATAATATTAGGTAAATTAAACCGAATCGAGGCGAAACTAGACGCAGTAATCAAAGCGTTACACGAGTATGATGATGATGGGTATGGCGAATCATCGTTTGAAGCGTTTATGGACGACGAAGAAGCAGCCAACAAACGAATGGATATCATTGGACAGAACGGCAACGAAGGATCGCATTATGTAACGAACGAGGAAGCGGACGAAGATGCTGCTACGTTTAATGACTATGGAATGCGTGTGGTAAAGGATAATAATAATACTCAGGATAACAAACGTGTGGGTGAAAAGAAGAATAAACGTAAGTATTATAAACCTAAAAACAAATAACATATTATATCTTAGTATATGGAAAGTAAAATAGACAAATGTCATCATTGCGGTGAGGATAAAGTGGATTGTTATTATGGATTTATCTCAATGACAATCCCAATTCCCGAAGCCGAAGCATTAATTGATAAGTGGGGTAGAGATAATTGGTGGGAGAATTTAGAGCGAACCGATCTAACAGATGATGAGGAGAAGGAATTAGAAGGTTTAAATACATACGATCAATTATTAAACACAATAGGTAGAGGAGTTCAATGTAATGATTGTGCTAAAAAAGAAGCAGAATTATACGAAAAATATTATAATAATAAAAAACGATAGACAGTGGCAGACTTTAGTAAACAATGGTGCAACGCAAACGACCCTAATATGTCGTATGATTTTGATATATTAGAGGTGTTTAGTAAATTGAAACATAACACGTATGAGAGCTGGATATGTGAGGGATATGGCTTTGGAGCCGTAGCTAATATAGACGGCGAGTGTATGTTGAATATGCCTAATGGAAAATGGGTACCCTACAGTGATGTAGTCAAATAACAACGCGTTTTTTTCGCCGTTAAATGCGCAAGTAACGCGCGTTTTTTGTTCAAACGACATTGTTTTTTTTTATCACAACATATACACAACGTCTACAACGTGTAGTAACTACGGGTATTAGTTTTTTGTTACTACGATTGTTAGTGCGATAGTATGTGACCTGTTGTTGTTGTATGGTGGTTGTGGTGTTGCGACCCATCCCACTTTCATTGTGCCAATCCACACTTTTTTTATCGACACCTTTTTTACTACACCACTTAGTAACACCTACACACTTTAGTACTACTGAGTGTAGTAGTTTTTTGTTTATGAACTACCAAATTTTTTTGTGACGATTTTTTGGCGCACAAATTTTTTTGGTTTAGTCAAGATTTTTTCGTACCTTAACACCAAATTCTTTTTGTTTTTTTTTTTTTGTTTACAACGTTTTGTTGTGGCAGAGTTTTGTTCGTAGATTCACGTCATAATAATTAAAAATATGAGAGTAATAGAAAAAGATTTTGTTGTAGGCGGAGCGAAACTCGGCACATACAACGTATACGAAGATATTGAACCTGAATTGATGCGTTACCGTCCTGGACAACGTGTACTCCCAGCACCGTTTTTTTACGAGTCGGGGGATTCATTTACACTAATAGCTCGACACGAGCCCGGTACAAAGTTTTATCCAAACGGTGGTTTTGAGGTACGTGATAGTGGTGGTGGTACTCGTCACTATGATCTGGATCAAGTTATTGTACATCCAGCATCATGTAAACACCAACCAACATTAGATTTGATGACGCGCCGTGAGGAGCGTGAAGCGGCAGCTGCTGAACGTGCTGTTTTACGCGGCGATAAGGTAAAGGTGAAGGTGGAGGGTGCGCGTAGGGGTAGACCAGCAATTGATCCAGCGGTTAAAGCAGCCCGCGAAGCGGAGAAGGTTTTGCGATCACAGAGATCAGGTGGTAAGAGGGGGCGTCCAGCTTCTGGGATCACGAAGCCCCAGACGGTAAAGACCACTAGTGGTAAGCGTGGGCGACCAGCTTTGTCCACAGCCCAGGTACAAGCTAAAGCCACCGCGAAGGCAGCTACACGAGCTAAATCAGGCGGACGTAGAGGTAGACCTAAATCATCACGTTAGTTTTTGTTATGGCGAGGTTTTTTGTGTAGATTTATGTATAATAAAAATTAAAACATATGAGTAAGAAATTTAAGTGTATTAAAGGTATTGCAGCAGATAATTTTGTTGTTTGTATGCAAAACGATATTGTAGAGTTGTATTCAGTAGATGAAAATGAAATTGTTGTTACAGGACTTTTTGGGTGGATTGCTGGTGTGGAAATTTATTTTACCGCTAAAGAATTTGCTAGTAGTTTTTGTTGGATACCTGATCCAGTAACATTTGATTAGGCAGGGTTTTGTTCCGACCTTTAAGTATAAATTAAAATAATAAGTTATGAAAGTAGAATTGTTTATTAGTAAGGATAGAGTTCCTTATATTGTTAAAGAGTTAGGTGAAGATAGAGTTACTATAAGTGAGTATAATGAAGATCAAGACATGATCAATTTTGAGTTAAATAGCCAGCTAGATGTTTTATACATGTTCCATGCTGGGGTTAGATTTGGATCAGACTCAATGGCTAAAGCGTTAATCAAATAAATTGTTTGGGCAATGTTTTGTCTAGATATTTAGTATAATAAATTATAAAATAAAAAAAAAAATCAAGGTTATGTCAACAGTAAAAACAACAAAAAGAGGTCGTCCAACAGTAGGTACATCAGCACGTCAAGCACGTTTAGCAGCTAGAGCAGCACGCGTTGCAGCTGGTGGTTCAATCGGTAGAGGTCGTCCAGCGAGTGAGGGATCCGCACGTCAAGCTAAGCTAGCCGTACGCGCAGCTAAGATCGCGTCTGGTGAAACGATCAAGCGTGGTAGACCAGCTAGTGTAGCCCCAAAGGCGCCTAAAGCCCCTAAAACTGTTAAGGTGAAGGCGGTAGTTGAAACGGTAGAAGCATAATAATAAACCCCCGCTTTTGGTGAGGCGGGGGTATTATTTTATCTTCACGTTAATTAAAATATTAAATTATGAGTAAACTACATTATTACAAAGACATTATTATCAACTTTTTATTAACACTATTATTTGGTGTACGAGTAGAAGGTGAATCGATCAATCTAGAGTACGGCATTGAAGCCCCTAAGCGTACGGTGACCCCAGAGACGCAACCAGACGAATTCAGCTGGTACCGTGAGTTGAGAGTGAGTAGCCTACACAAGGTGAATCAGCATGTTTTCTTATAGACGAATTTGGTTATTATAAATACTTTACTTACCTTTACACTATTAAAATTAAAATTATGGCTACAAGATCATTGATTGGGATGAATTTAAATAATGGGATCACTAAGATTATCTACTGTCACTGGGATGGTTACCCAGAGCACAACGGCCAGCTGCTGATGAATTATTACAACTCACCGTCTGCGGTATTTGATCTGATGGAATTGGGGGACCTGAGCTCGCTGGATACAACACCAGCTGGATGCACAGCGTTTCACCGCGATCGAAACGAACCGTGGGGGATGGTTGAACCCAGGGACATAAACACTAGCGGATTGGCTGGTGTGGGGAGTGATTACGGAGTGGATTACGTGTACACTTATAACGACGAATTTGAATGGGAATGCTCCAGACTAAATTACAATGGGGATCTAGTACCAGTAAACATATTAGCCGCCGTGGCTTAAAATCGGTTCATACTTTTAATTTTTAATGGCGAACGAGCTGGGTTTCTACCCGGCTCAATTGCTGATTGGATGGCACGGTTCGGGTCGTACATTGACGGTATAAATAAAAACACATGAAACAAATAATTGCACTAGTATTACTATTCACTTGGATGTTATTATTAATAATAATGATGGGTGAACCTCAGATAAATGACCAGATGAATGAATCAGTGAGCTCAGGATCCCAATGGGTTGGATGGACGTTAGCCGCGTTTATATTATTTACACCGTTTATAGTAATTAAATTGATGGATGGTAAAACCAAATAAATGGGGTGGGGCGGGGTTACGGTCATATCTTCACGGTATAAAATTAATAATATGAACAAAAAAGAAATTAAAAACGCCATCACAAAGGATGTATGTGCGTTCGTTACTAACCTAGGATACAGTATCGATGATGATGGGTTCCACGGTTCACTTACATTCCAGAGACACGGTTCATCAATTGATGATTCGATCGAGTGGAACCGTAGCTATCAAGATGCGGTGTGTTTGAACTGGGCGAGCGACCAGACCAAACTGGACGTTCAAGCGATCAATGCATATATGGGTCCCCGAATTGAATGGTGGAACACTCAATACCAACCGAAACGTGCTACGGCATAGTTCGGTTCGTATATTGACGTCACAATTAAAATTAATAGTATGTTAACTAAACAATTCAGAGAATTAAATAGACAAGCAGACGCGATTGCAGCTGCTACAGTAAATAACCGTTTAAAAGTGAATGACTTACCATCTGAATATTCAGCGTTTGGAGGTAAGGGTGATGTATGGGGTGACACTGCACACATCTACAAGTCAGGTGAAGGTAACCTATGTGGTAAACCGGCCTTAAGTAGTAATTGGGTGAGAATGGAAGGTGTAGAATACATTGGATGTCCTACCTGCCTAGCTAAATATAATAACTAGATGGGGTGGGGCATAGCCCCATTCATATATTCACGGTATAAAAATTAAACAATATGAATTATTCAAAACGCAAATTGCAACAGTTAGATACCATTGAACAAGCTTGGGATGGTAGTGAATTAAAGATCGAGAATGACGGTATGAAGGTATGGTTAACGCAACCAGAGCATAGACAGTATGATGGTGACTACGTGATCGAAACACGTGTAAACGGTAAATGGGAACAACAGTCATATATGTTTGACTAGGCAGAATATGGATCGTATCTTGAATGTACACAATTAAATAATTAAATAATAAAATATGAACGTAAACGAATTAATGAACATGAATGACATGTACTATGTAGGAAACATAGTTGATGTAGACGGTGATGGATGGGTATCTAAAGCTGAAGCACAGATGATATTAGATGAATTAATGAATGATGATGGTGGTGACCCAGACGGCAAATACGGTGATGAATCGCCGGCCGAATATAAGGATATGCTAGATCGCGTGGGTGTAAAAATCTAATGGGCATGATGCCCGGGCGCCCGAGATTCTGAGGGATCGGGACGCCCGCGGTTGATAGCGATACGATAGCGGTTTGATCGCGGAGTGCTCCCATGCTAATTGCGGTCCATCGACGGGGCGTGGTTGTGGCAAAAAAGAGATATGTATGTTCACCGAAAATACGATCTTTACACCCCGACAAGTATATACGCATATCCGCGTTTCCATTTAACCCATTTTGCACCTACTTGTTAAAACCTCAAAATCTCTTTTAAACAAAATTTTTTATGTCGAAAAAGTATATACAAGACAGCATGATGCTAACAAAAGAAGCATTCGAACAATATATTCAGCAACAACGTAACGCCGAAGCCACGCAATATGGTTTAACGGTAGAAGAATACCAACACGCTATAATGAGTGGATCGGTTGTTCAGGCAAAACCTCTACCCGATCTTTAGTGCAAATAAAAATAGGTTATGAAACGTATTACACACGATGAGGCTAAACAATATCTCCCGTTAAGTAGTAGCGACATACGCCATAGTATGCGTCGTGCTATTGCTTATACCCTTACCCCCATCCCTAATGATCCAGGTTGGGAAGAAATCACATACTATGGTGTATCCTGGGTTGATCCAACTAATACCCCACAACATCCCCATTATATTTACATTCTAGTTAACCCATCTATTCCAGGTATATGTAAGATTGGCTTTACTACCACGACAGTATACGATAGAGTTAAGCAAATTAATTCAGCTACGGGTGTAATTACACCTTGGTACGCGGTATTCACATATAAGTGCCCAGATGGTCGTTCACTTGAACACGACATACACGCATATCTTGAAGATATCGGTGTACGTATCAATCCAAAGCGCGAAGGATTTACAATATCATCTGATGATGCGCGCGTTATTATTGAAAATATAGGTAAAAAATACAAAACAAATGAAATCAACTAATATCTTATTATTTAGTGCAATTTGGGCATTTGGACATCTATCCATTGTTTCATTATTTATTTACTTTTTATTCCAATCGCCGTCTTCGTTTTGGGGTGCGTTTTGGTCGTTCTCACTCATGCATTTCTGCTGGTTAGAAATGGCTAGAACATACATGAAACGCAATTTTTAGTATATACGGATATTGGGATTGGGTGGTGTAGCAACAAAAACAGTAACGGGACTGTTTATTGCTTTATTGTATTTTATATATTTATTATAGACAATGGCTACATTTAAAATAAAACTTGAAGACAAAGCTGCTTTCCTTAATCGTATGGAAAAGGCTGGTGTTGAATTAAATACTAATCAAACAGTAGATAATAAGTTAGAGGGATATTTTGAAGTAACTATTGACGAACCAAAGCAGTTAGAAGCTGCTAATTTAATTATAAAACAATCTCCAAAAATTAATACCATAAAAGAAATGGAAAACAAGAAAAAAATGACTAAAGACGAATTAAAAGAAATGGTTCGTCAAGAATTACAAGGCGTATTAGCTGAAAAGAAAAAAGCTATTGACGAAAACGAAGAAACTAAAGGTGAAGAAAAATTAACAATTTCATTAAATGAATATGTTGGCGATTCAAGTTCTTATGATTTAGGTGTTTGGGCTGCAGAAAATTTCCCAGCAATTTGGGATGCATTTAAGAGTATGAGTACTACAACAAATGATGCAGGTCAACAATACGTTGATTTTGGTAGCATGTTTGTTATGTTGGCTACAGCAGGAACTATCACAGTTAGTGTTGGTTTAGCTGTTGTTAAAGATCAAATCGTTGCTGCTGCTAAGAAAATTAAAAATGCTGCTAAATCATTATTTAGTGGTAAAGTAGCAGAAGGTGAAGGTGCTGATTCAGAATTAGAAGCAGCTCTTAATGGTTTATCTCAAGACGTTTTAGCTAAATTAGCAAAATAATATTATACACGACATTTTTGGTATGTTGGAAGATTTTGGGTATCTTGAAAAAGATGCCCTTTTTCTTTGGAAGTACAAAAATTCTAACGTAACTTCCACTTACGAGGGTTGGGAAAAGGGTAATGGGGAGAATGAGAAGAATGGAGATGGGTTGGGGAACGGGAAGAATCATATATTTATATATAAACATATATTATGAAATACAAAAATAACATACTAGATAAACTAGTACAATTAGAATCGGCTGTTAACAAAGTTCACATCCAAGTAAATAGAGGCGGCACACAAGATAGTGTTAATGAGTCTATTGAAATTTTAAAAGAACAAGTTGAGCAAATTCGTGAAATGGTTTCTTTAGAAGCCGATAATTTTGATCAACAATTCTCAAGATAATTATGTGGTTAACATTATTAATTGTACATGCTATTGAATTAGCTGTTATTGGTGGTTTTTTATTGATTAGACGTAATAGTATTCTTGAGAAAGCAGTTGCTCAACGACAAGAATATATTGACGCTATTAGTATTATAGTTGCTAATTCCGATGCTAAATTAAAAGAACTTGATATTCAAGGTGCATTTGAAGCCGATGATGAAGTAGGTACTTTCTTTAATAATTTAAGAGAGATCCAAAACATCATAAGTGACTTCAACGCTTCTCAAAAATAGCTTGGTTATGTGATTTTCCTTCCATACATTGGGAGTAAAATTAGGAAATCACTATGTCATATAACGATAATTACGATATATTTGCTGATGATGATACATTAGCACTTACTAAACGTGGTAAACCACGCAAACGTAAACCAAAAGAACCCCGTATCTATTTTACTCAAGATACTGAGGACGCTATTGTCGAGTACCTTATTACTGTTGATACAGCTGAGCGTAATCGCATTTATAATGAACGCATTGAATATGGCTTCTATAAATTAGCCGAGAATATTATTCATACGTTTAAATTTTATTACACCGATACAGATACTATTGAAGAACTTAAGCATGAGGTAATTACTTTCTTGCTTGAGAAACTTCATCTATATAAGCCTGAGAAGGGCAAAGCATTTAGTTACTTTGGTACTATTGCTAAACGTTATCTTATTGTTTATAATGAAAACAACTATAAAAAACTTCAAGAAAAAGTTGATGTAGATGAATCAGATGAGGAACAAATGCACTTATATGAAAATGATAAGAACATTGAAAGTATGCTAGATGGTAATGGTTTTATGGATCAATATATTAGGTATATAGACAAACATATATACAAATTATTTCCTAAAAAACAAGACGCTCAAACAGCAGATGCTGTAGTGGAATTATTTCGTAAGCGTGAAACGCTAGAAATATTTAATAAAAAGGCCCTATACATCTATATACGCGAAATTACAGACGTATCCACTCCTCAGATTACTAAAATTATTAAAAAACTTAAAACCATATATGTTCATTTATATAATGAATACTATGAGCACGGGTATATAAAGATTTAATTATTCATATTTATTGATAAACGCAATTATGGCTAATTTTAATGACGTAGAGGTATTTGACGGTATGTCCCTATCGGACCTGTTTAAGAAAATACACAAGAATAATAAAGATATTGATAAGAAGATTGAGGATTTCATTGATACTATGAAACCAATGGCGACAGCTAATGTGGGGAATGCCACTAATTTAATGCCTGTTGTTAAGGATCTATTAGATGTGAATGTAAAAAATAACGAGCAATTAGTTAAAATGGCAGCTATAGCACAACGTGCATCTACTTCTAATAGTAATAACAGTAATGAACTATTAGATATGAGTGAAATTGAAGCGTTATTAGCTGAACAGAAAGATGTACAAGAACAAGGGCAAAAATTAATTGAACAATCATCAATTGTTGCTTTAAATAATTAATTATGAAGTATCAAATAGGTGGATTTTCAAACGTTTTATCTTCACAAGGAAAAAATAATTTTTCTTCTGCTCCTTCTTTACAAGTAGGGAGAGTATATGGTGTTGTAACTACTGAAAATACTCCTAGTGAAGCCATGTTTAAAAAAGCAGGCGGATTTAATAGCATAGGTTCTATATTTTATCTTGATTATAACTCAGCTAAAAACGTTACTGGAACTGGAGATGAATTTTTAAATTTATGTAGCATTGCTAGACCAATGTCTCCTCAATTTCAATATTATCCTGTTTTAGGAGAACTAGTAGCACTTTTGGATGCACCATCACCCGATACTCAACGTTCTCTTAATAGTACTTCCAACCAAAAATATTATACTAGTGTAGTTAATTTATGGAATAATAACCAACAAAATTCTCAACCAGCAGATGATTCAGATAATTTAGGAATTACTTTTATTGAAAATCCAAATATAAAATCTTTATTATCGTTTGAAGGTGATCATGTAGTTCAAGGAAGACAAGGCAATGCTCTTCGTTTTAGTTCAACTACCAAACTATATAATGATTTAAACGAATGGAGTAGTGTAGGTAATGATGATAGTCCTATTACTATATTATCAAATGGATTTGCTTACAATCCTAAAGAAAAATTTCATGTTGAAAAAATAAATCAAGACGCTTCATCTATTTATTTAACATCAACTCAACAACTATCATTACAAACAGATAGAACTGGTGTTTTAAATCCACTAACTAAACCCATAGATACATCTAAGTATTTTAATGCTCAAGTTGTTATTAACAGTGATAGAGTAGTATTAAATTCTAAACGTGATGAAGTAATGATTTTTGCTAAATCAAACATCGAGTTAAATACTAAAAATATTATTAATTTAAATGCTAATGAGCGTGTTCATCTTAATAGTAATACCGTTTTTTTAGGTACTGTAAATAACAGTTTACCAACAGAACCGCTAGTATTAGGCGATAAATTAAATACTTTATTGGAAACCTTATTAGATAGTTTATACAGTTTTGGTAATGCATTGTCTTCTGTTGTTGGATCACCTGAAGGTGCCCCAGCTATGGATATTAATATGGCTGCTGAAGGATTATTAAATGACATTGATAGAATAAATGATAATTTAGAAGGAATTTTATCACAACAAAACTTTACAGCTTAATGGCTAATAATTTAAATATAGGATCTGTAGTTTCTCCTGATGTTCTTAAAACAATATCATCGGCGGCTGTTATTAAAACTTTTGGTGATCAATTAATTAATAAAGCTAAAAAGAAAGTTATTTCTGCTGTATTGGGTAAGGCTCAAGAAATAAAAGACCAAATACAGGAAATAATAACTTTAAAAATTAAAATATGGTCTGATCATGGTACTGAAATGAAAAGACTAGAAATATTGCTTAAAGAGAAACAAATTACTCAAGAACAATATAATAAAGCAGTTGCAAAAGAAGAAGAAGCTTATCAAAATAAATTAGCTGATTTAGAAGATTTAGATTTAAAACTTAAGGAAGATTTAGCAAATATAATTGCTGATCCTTATAGAAAAATAAAAGATAAGTTAAATAAACGTAAATTAAAAAGACAAAAAAGAAAAAATAGAAATAGAGCTGAACGAGCAAAAGCAAGAAGAGCATTAATAAAAAAATTAGCTATAAATGCTGCTAAAACATTAGCACCTATTCTTGCATTACAATTAGCTAATAAATTTGCTGCTGTTCTATCTCAAAGAGCACAATTAGAAAAATTAGTAGATCAAGTAAATGCTTATATTGATCAAGCAAATACACCTGAAACTATTGCTATTGCTACTAATTTAAGAAATAATGCTATTAAATTAATTAATAATAGTATTAGTAAATTAACTAATCTAGAAAAAACAATAGCACAGATTAGTTTATATATTACTATTTTTACTGCTGTAGTTGCAATTTTATCTGCTATTCCTATTCCAACAGCTGTACCTCCTGGTATTGGTATTCCTGTTAATGTAATTACTAGAATTGTTAAATCATTAGAAAAGGCAGCTAAATTAATTGTTTCATTAAGTGTAGTAACAGCTATAGCAGTAACAATATTAGAAAGTGAAATTTCTAAATTAAATGAATTAATTGAAAGATTAAAAGCAGTTAACCAATTATTAGATTCAAAATCCTCACTTAATCTAAATGAACAAGAATTAGCTGATTTGACAAATGCATTTCTCCCAACAGGTAATGATTTTGAGATGTATAAAGGATTTAAGTTTGCTATCAAAGAAGAACAAACATTAGGTGCTCAACAAGCAGTTATTGTTAAAGGAAATAAACGCCGCTACGCCGTAGCTATTAATCGTGATGGTACAGAGATATTAAAAAGTGATAATTCATTTACTTTGGATCCTAACGATTTAATAGACCAATTAAAACTAATTATCGATCAACGAAATTTACAAGGATAAAATATTTATAATTATGAACATCAAATCATTTAAAAAATTAATTAAAGAAGCCGTAATCGATGCTATTCATGAAGAGTTACCATACATTCTTGAAGAGCACATGGCTAAACAAGAGAAAAAAACATTACGTGAAAACAAAACATTTAGCTATAGTAGCGCAGATGTAATACCTGGCAATCCAGACGTTAGAGCATCACTACGTAGTAAAATGGGTGAAGCCTTTGGCTTTCAGCAACCACAACCAGCATTAAAAGTAATTGATGCTGTTGACGAAACTACAGGCGAAAAAGTAAATCCATTTGCTGCTTTTATTGCTGATGCTGCTAATAATATGTCACCAATGGATAAACAAGGATTAAGAAATTTAGATTAAGATGCCTATACCTCAAACAATACGTGTAAATCCGTTAGATTTACGTAAAAATATTGCTATTGGGGTAAGCTTACCTTTTAAAGGTCCTTTTAAGAGTACTTTTACAACGGCGGTTCAAATTAAATCTAATTTAATTAATCTTTTACTTACTGCTAAAGGTGAAAGAGTATTAAATCCGAATTTTGGATGTAATATTAAAAAACAATTGTTTGAAAATATTAATGCTGGAACAGAACAAAAAGTTATAAATAGTATTATAGAAGCAGTTAATACATTTATTCCGGAGATACAACTTTTAAATATAGTAGTTAATCCCAATACTGATTTTAACGCAATGGATGTAACAATAGATTATAAAATTATTATATCTAATAAAAAAGATCAAGTAACAATACAATTTGAAACAATACAATAAAAATGGCTAACGAAGATAAAAATATATCATATTTAAATAAAAGTTTTACCGATTTTAAATCAGTACTACAAGAATATGCTAAAACATATTTCCCAAACACATATAATGACTTTTCTGAAGCAACACCGGGGAACATGTTTATTGAAATGGCATCTTACGTTGGTGATGTATCTTCATTTTATTTAGATACTCAAGTTCAAGAAAACTTCTTATTATACGCTAAAGAAAAAGAAAATTTATATGCTCAAGCATATGTAATGGGATATCGTCCTAAAGCATCTTATGCTTCTAATACTAACGTTGATATATATCAAATGGTACCTGCAATTTCTACAGATGGAGGTATTACCTATCGCCCAGATATTATAAATTATGGTTTAATAATTCCAGCAAACACACCAATTACTTCAAATTCTACAGGTACTAAATTCTTAACTACCCAACAAATTGATTTTACTAATACAGGCAGTGCTGAAGTTACATTTATGAATAGTAATTTCTATTTAATTAAAAAATCAGTCCCTGCTATATCAGCTGAAATACAAGAGACTACAATTAATATAACTGCAAATCAAAAGTTTGCAACTGCTATTATTGAAGATAGTAATATATTACAAATATTAAATGTTACTGGTAGTGATGCAAATATATGGTATGAAGTACCTTATTTAGCCCAAACTTCAATGTTCCAGAAAATAGCTAACACAGGAGCTAATTCAGATCAAGTACCTTATTTATTACAGTTACAAAAAGTTCCTAGACGTTTTGTTTCTAGAATATTATCTGATAACACATTACAATTAGAATTTGGCGCTGGTTTATCTACTGATAAAACAGATAGCCAAATTATTCCAACTGCAGGAAGTATTAAAGCAGGTTCAGTACCTGGTATTTCATTATTAACAAATAATTACAATGAAGCATCTACTTTCTTTACTCAAGAATATGGTTTAGCACCTTCAGGTTCATTAACAGTTAAATATTTAAAAGGTGGTGGTATAACATCAAATGTACCTGTAAATGATTTAACTACTTTAGATAAAACAAATATCTACTTTAAAAACGGAACTCCGGCAAATGCTGCCCTAGCAACTTCTGCTTCTAATAGCGTAATATCAGCTAATCCTTTCCCTTCTTCTGGAGGTAGAGATGGAGATAGTATTGAAGAAATTAGACAAAATGCTTTATATTCATTTTCAACTCAATTAAGAGCTGTAACTAAAGATGATTATATAGTAAGAGCATTATCAATGCCTGCTGATTATGGTACTATTGCTAAAGCTTATGTATCACAAGATTTTAATAATAACCCACAACAAACGGTTGCTTATACTCAACAATATAATCCCTTATCTTTAGATTTATATGTTTTATCTTATAATAATAATAAGCAATTAGCCACAGGATCTCTTACATTAAAGAACAATTTAGTAACATATCTTAACCAATATAGAATGGTTACTGATGCTATTAATATTAAAGATGCTTATTATATTAATATTGGATTTAATTTTGATATTACTGTAACAAACGGATATGCTAATAAAGATGTTTTAACTTCTTGCATATCAGTTCTACAAGATTATTTTAATATAGATAAATGGCAAATCAATCAACCGATTGCTTTATCTGATATTCAGTCTAAATTATTACAAGTTAAAGGAGTACAATCAGTAGTTAAATTAGAAGTGGTAAATAAACAAGGTACTTTAGGAAGTAATACTTATTCTCAATATGGATATGATATTGCTGGTGCAACTAGAAATAATAATGTTTACCCTTCATTAGACCCAGCTATATTTGAAGTTAGATATCCTAACACAGATATACAAGGTAGAGTAGTAGTAAGTTAAAAATTAAAAATATGAATTTAGAAAAATTAAAAGGACACATCCCAGACACAGTAATAGCTCAAATTCCAGGAGTAATGGAAAAGTTTCAAATCAATACTCCATTACGCTTAGCTCATTTCTTAGCCCAATGTGGTCATGAATCAGGTGGGTTTAGATTAACTAAAGAAAATTTAAATTATAGTGCTAAAGGTTTAATGGGTATATTTAAAAAATATTTCCCTAACGAGGCATTAGCAAATCAATATGCTCGTAAACCAGAAAAAATTGCCAATAAAGTATATGGTAATAGAATGGGTAATGGTCCGGAAGCGTCTGGTGAAGGTGCTAAATTCTGTGGTCGCGGTTATATTCAGTTAACTGGTAAAGACAACTATACAGCATTTGGTAAATCAATTAATGAAGATATTGCCGCTAATCCAACATGGGTAGCAGAAAAATATGCATTATTATCAGCTGCTTGGTTCTTTAATAAAAATAAATTACATATTATGGCGGATGGTGGTGCAACTGACGCAGTTGTTACATCAATCACTAAACGTGTTAATGGTGGTACAATTGGTTTACCAGATCGTATCAAACATTTTAAAGAATATCACGCGTTACTAGCGTAAAATAGTTTGGTATTTAACATATTTATATGTAGTAATTACTAACTATGGCAGTTTATAAAATATTCCCTGAAAAAAGTGCAACAATATATTCATTCTACCCAACGTTAAATACAGGGTTAGATGAAATATTAGAAATAAGCACATTCGAATCAATTAATAGTACTAACGAAGTATCACGTACATTATTAAAGTTCCCCTCATCTGAGATTAGCCTTGCTATGGCATTGGTTAGTTCAAGTGCATTTTCAGCTTCATTAAAATTATTTGTAGCTAATACATCACAGATACCAACTTCCTTTACTTTAGAAGCTCGCGCTTTATCTCAAGACTGGAATCAGGGTACTGGTAGATTAGGTAATGTTCCTATTACAACGGATGGTGTAAGTTGGAAATTTAGAAATGAACTTGATATTAATATATGGCAAACTTCTAGTTTCACAACAGGTACTACCGGATCTTATAGTGCTACGGGTAATGCAGGTGGTGGTAATTGGTATACTTCTTCAACATATCTTGCTACTCAAAGTTTTGGTTCTGAAATAGCTACTAAAGATATTAACTTTACAGTAACTAATGCTGTTGCTGCTTGGTATAGTAGTTCTATCCCTAACTACGGACTTATACTAAAAAATTCTTCATCTATAGAATTTACATCAGCATCGAAATTCGAATTAAAATATTTCTCAGACCATACTCATACTATATATCCTCCATGTTTAGAAATAAAATGGAATGATACAACATATGTTACAGGTTCTTTAAGTGTAGTTACATCTAGCTACTTTACAGCTGCAATTAATAATAACAACGCTGAATATCAACAAGATTCTGTTACTAGATTTAGAGTTGCTGTCAGAGATTTATACCAACCAACTACTTTTAGAACATCGTTAAATTTTGGAAATCAAAAATGTTTACCATCTTCTTCATATTGGTCAATAAAAGATTTGGATACTGAAGAAATTGTCGTAGATTACGACACAACAGGTACTAAGATTGGATGCGATTCAACAAGTAATTATTTTACAGTATATATGAATGGATTAGAACCTGAACGTTACTATAAAATTCTCCTTAAAACTATATTGTCAAATGGAGAAACAATAGTATCTGATAAAGATTATATTTTTAAAGTTATAAGATAATGTCTGAAATACCAGTACAGAAAACTGTATTTAATAAGGATACTTATGGTAGAGTAATTAATACCCAATTTAGTCAATTGTTAAATCAAGGGGCTACTGAGGATACTTTATCTTTTACTGTAGATGATTTTTTTCAATTATATGAAGAATTATTTTATCAAATTCCTAAAGAAGGAGATACAAATTCTCATAAATATATTCTACAAAAAGAGGCTGATTATTTAGATATTAGTATTAGTCAAGATGATATTCAAGCGTTATTAAACGAAATTACATCATTAAGACAACAAGTACTTGAAGCACAAACAACAATAAACGATTTGACTAAAAAATAATGGCTAATAATATACAAATAGTAGGTTCAATTTTAAATACAGAACAAGTATCTCGTTATAATAATGAAGATACTAACTTATTGTCTTCTAATATAATACAGGAAAATTTTGGCCAACAAGATGATTATATAGAATATTTTATATACGATGCTGGTGGTAATCTTTTAAATGCAAATTATAACTACAAAAGTTTTAAATTACCATCTACATTTGGATTAAACCCAGCTCCTTATAAAGACGCCGTTGGTGTTGTTTCTAATTATAATATATCTCCTTCTACACTACCAATAATAGAAATAGATCCTATCTTAGATCTAAGAAATTTAGGTTATTCATCGGGTGAATTTAAAGTACAATATAATTTCTTTAATAATAGAATTTCAGATTCCAGTGCTGAATTATTTTTAAAAGAAATATCAGCAGATAGGACTGAAATTAGAGTTGGATCTACAGTTTTAACTAATGCTCAAATCGAAAGTAGCTCATTATCACTTATTAATGAATATTCAAGTTCTGCTTATTTTGTTGATTATCTTATTAATTTTGGAGATAATACTCAAGCAGTAGCTGTAAACGTGGCATTGAATAAAGTTGAGTCTGGATACGAAATATTATTTAAATTATATCAACCATTACCAAACAATATTTCTGAAAAGACAAGTTTATGGGTTGTTAGAGAAAAAGTTAATCCATATTCTTTTAATCTTAATTTAGATAAATTAATTTTACCTCCTCCAATTCCGTTATTAAGAGGTCCTAATTTTGGTATTAAAATAGATAACCAAAATAATATTGCTACTTCATACCAAACATATACTAGTTTAGTTAATAGCGTACAAAGCATATCTACATCTTCATATCAACAACTTTTAAGTTTAATTACTTCACAAAGTATTGATATTAATACGGATTATACTAATTTTACTAATTTTACATTCTTTAGTTCGGCTGAGCAAAGAGTATTAAATTTTTACAATAAAGTAAAACAAATTGAAGATTATAAAACAAATATATCTATTTATATTCCATTAACAGCAAGCCGAGCTGATTTAATTAATGATTATAATTTTGCTACATCTAGTATTAATAATATAATTTCTAAGTTTGATGGATTTGAATATTATATGTATTTTGAAAGTGGATCTTTAACTACATCAGACACATATGGTATTACTCCTTATCCAAAATCAACATCTACTTTACCTTATACAGCATATTCTACATCGTCTGCTCAAGCCCAAACTTGGTTAATAGCATCTACAGCTAGTGCTGCTAATTATGATGATAATAATCAAAATTATATAATAAATACATTGCCATCATTTATTAAAGATGATGAAGATAATGATCCTTATGTTACGTTTGTTAACATGATTGGTCATTATTTTGATAATATTTGGATTTTCTTACAAGCAGTAACGGATGTTAATTTAGCGAATAACAACCTAGAACAAGGCGTTTCTAAAGATTTAATATATGATGTATTACAATCATTGGGAATTAAATTATACAACCAATACGGAGATTCAGACAATATTAGCTTTTTAATTGGTGCAAGTGGTAGTGCTAATTGGGATAATAATTTTACTTATACTGGTTCTTATCTAAACACATTACCTAAAAAAGATTTATTAGCAGAATCATATAAAAGAATTTATCACAACTTACCTTTACTATTAAAAACAAAAGGTACAGCTTATGGCTTACAAACATTAGTATCTACTTTTGGTATTACAGGTAGTATTTTACAAGTTAAAGAATATGGTGGTGATACTAAAACGGGTTTACTAGATGAATTTAATAATGATAAAATTAGGATTGTATCTAATACAATTACAGGTAGCGTATTATCTCCAAACATTAGTTTACAATCATATCCAACAGCCTCTACATTATTCAGAACTAATGACTTACACTATGTAGATGTTTCTTTTTCACCTCAAGAAAAAATTGACATATTCGCATCTGCCTCTATTGCAGCTGCTACAACAACTTGGAGTTTAGATGACTTTATTGGTGATCCTAGAGCTCAATACAGTAGCTCATACTCAACATTAGAAACAGAACGTACCAAATATTATTCTCCATTAAGTGCTTCTATAGTACCCTTTACCGGCTCTGCTGGTAGCGGTTCAATTGGTGCTACTGACTATAATAGTTTTATTAGATTAATACAATTTTTTGATAATTCATTATTTAAAATGTTGAAAGATTATGTTCCTGCAAGAGCTAATCTATCTACTGGTATTAGTATTACTTCTCCTGTATTAGAAAGAAATAAATGGTCTTATGCTAATCCATCATCTACATCTGAAATAGATGTTAAAGAAGGTACTATTGATCCTGTTGACATTTCAACTGAATATACTACTTTATATACTAAATTATCTGGTGATAAATCTGCTTATTATGACGGAGATATAACAGGTAGTGCTATTGACGTATATTCTTATTATGAAGATTCTAATCCTAATCCTTACGTATTAGGTACAACAGCATCTTGGAATGCACAACATACTATAAGTGAAAGTGCTAATCCAAATAAATTTTCACACTCTGATTTTAATGTGTTATTTAATAATGTAACTAATAGTTTAGTATCTAATACTAGACAAGAAATTGAATATATTTTTGGCACAACACGAACAATAACATCTTCAGCTGAATTACAAGATTCATATGAGTCTTTAAGAACACATCAATTGTCAAGATATGAAGGATCTAAATTATCTAGTTTAACATATAACAATTATACTAGCGCTTCTACAACATATGATGGTGACATTTCATATGGTAAAACAGCTACAATTGATCGTCGTTCACGCAAACTAGGCCTATTTACAGATATAGTTTCGTCATCTTACTTACCAGGACGTAATAGCGTTAGATTATTATATCTTGTAGATGAAGCAGGTGAATTAACTGAATTAAATCAACGTAACAAACATTGGGAAGAAATTCAAAATACATTTGTACAAGGTGAAACTTTAGATGTATCTCAATTTGATGTGCAAAAGTTTAGTTCTCAAAAGACAACAGACGGTACTAAAGATATTTTTGATAGTGGATATTCTTATTCTCCAATATTATATTTTGGTACTTGTAGTGTTGATCAACAATTATATTTCCAATTTCAAGGTTCATCTAATAGTTATCTATCTTTAGCTAAAACTGAAGCAACAGCTTCATTAACTATTAATGGGTATACTACAAATAATTATCCCGTATCTTCTGGGGAGGTAAAAAATATTTTTGACAGTGTAATTCAAGGAGGATCTTATTTAACTGCAGGTACAAGATTGTTGCCTCCAACATATTCTATTCAAGAAGGTGGTGCACATAAAGTAAGTGCTTCATTATCTATTGATGTATCAATGCCACAAGGTGGTACACAAACATGGCAACTAGGAGTATATAAAAACGGAAGTTTAGTAGATTCATCTACCCAAACTATTGAGATATTAAACTCAGCTACAGCTTCTAGTAGTCAAACAGCTTTATATAGTTATCAATCTGTTTTATACCCAACAACAGTAGTTAGTAATAAACCTATTCTTCTAGGTGGACTAAATCGTCCAGCGGGAACTACATTTACAAAATGGAATGCTTATTTTTTAACTGGTAGTGGATATCCTACTTGTACTTTTGGAGGTGGAAGTGGTGAATGGTATAGTTTAAACAACTATGGTGGTGTATATCCAACACCTATAGATTGTGGTTTTACTAGTGTTACTACTAGATTTGAATTTGATGATAATGTGTATAGAATAGATGACTTTGATACTCCTACAGGTGTACAATCTGCTACTTTTACTATTAATAACTCAAATATAAGCGCCAACCAAGGAGATAAAATATCAATAAAATTCTTACAAACCTCTACATCAACAGCAAATTATACCGCTTCCTTCTCTAATTCCGGTTTATTAACTGTAAGCTCACTTTCAGTATCAACAGGATATGCTTCAACAACATGTTCACCTGGTGGATATTTTAATTCAGCTTCACTAGCAATTTCTGCTTCAATTACTGGATCAAATGATGAAATTATATTTAGTCAAGGCATATCTAGTTTTTATGGTAGTAATTACTTATTTGTCCCAAATCCATTATCAACAGGAAGTGCTTTACCAGTAAATAGTCTATTTGATGAATATGGGTTTGTTGATTATCCATTTCAAATTAATCCTTATGATATAATAGTTGTAGGTTTATCTGATGGAACTTATATTGAATCTAGAGTATTATCTATAAACACCCCAGATAGTGCTGATCCATTATTGAGAGTAAAATTAGATAGTCCTTTACCTGCTTTATTAAGAACGGATTTAGCTAACACCGGTGGTGGATTATATAGATATTTCTTAGTTTTATCTCGTAGACAGGATGAAACAAGTGCTTACTTAACATTTAAAAAACGTGAAGGTAAAACTTCATATGGTTTTATAATACCAAACGATATTTCACCTGATGTATTAGCCAAGATTGACGTTATTACTAAAGAAGTTAAGCAAAAATTACTTAGCGAACAGTCAGCAATAGACAACATTAGTGGTGGTACCTTTGGATAACATCTAGAATTTTATTATATTTATTAGTATATACAACATAAAGAATTATGGCAATTTTAAATCCTACGACAGTAACAGTAGATGCAATATTAACCACGAAGGGCCGTGAATTGTTGGCTCGTAATGATGGTTCATTTCAAATCACACAATTCGCATTAGCTGATGATGAGATTGATTATACTTTGTATAATCCAAATCACCCATCAGGATCTGCATTCTATGGTGAAGCAATTGAGAATACTCCTATTTTGGAAGCTATTCCAAACGAATCACAAATCATGCGTTACAAATTAGTAACTTTACCTCGTGGTACTTCTAAACTACCGGTTATCAATATTGGATATAACAGTATTTCATTGCGTCAAGGTGCATCATTAACAATAACACCTCAAACATTAAACTACTTAGGTTCAACAAGTACATTCGAAGCAAACGGGTACACAGCTACAATTGCTGATTCTCGTTTAGTATCTTCATTCTCAGGAACAGGTATTACTTCAACTGCTCCAATTTCTGGTTTAAACACAACAACAGGAGCTGTTTTATCTGTAACTCAAATTGGTACTTCATTTACATTAACTGGTACAACAATTAATACATTGTTTGGTTCTTCATTATCATCTTTAGCTACTACAATTACTGTAATTGGTAGAGACAGTGGTGCAAGAATTACTATTCCATTAAATATCCAAAAAGTATCAACATTCTAAAATAATTTAATAACATGTCATTTTCAAGATATAATCCAGAAGATTCAGTAATTAGTTCAGAAACCGTAGTACGTGGTTTATGGAGTGGAGACAATAATACTATAGGTACTTTCTATACAGCTAGTACTTTTACAGAATATTATTTAGACGTTTACAATAACTGTGAATTATGCTCTGGCTCCTCAGTTCAATTCTCAATCCAATATGGTAACATCAATGGTTCTGGTTCAAAATTAATTAATTCTGCTGTAACAGGTGCTTCACCTTCTAGAATTGTATATGGTGAATATAGAAATTTAGTTTACGGTACTGAAGATACATTCTTTAGTTTTGATAACTATGCAACAACAGGAAGTGATATTTTTGTAGTTAATGTTGCTCGCGGACGTTATAAAGAAGCTTTACTACCAGGTTCATTTAATTTAACTCTAACAAGTGGTAGTAGTACACTTAGATTAACAGACGATAGTAAAACTACAAACTTAACTCGTTTCATAGGTGAAAATAGAGTTTATTATGTTATTAGTGGAAGTAATGGTACTGGATTTAATAATGCAGCTTCATCTTCATATTATGGAATGATGTTCCCTGATCTTAATATTATTATATTAAATGCAAAATCAGGTTCAGCTACTTCAGTTATACCTTATGTAACTTCATCAATTGGATTACCTACAGGAACGGCAGCAGTATCTAATAATCACGCTGTATTATATAGATCAATAGTTTCAGGCTCTTCTTTTCAATTAAAATCAGAAGAAACAGTATCTTCAAGATATTTCTTTACAAGAGTAAAGAATGGTGATTTTAATTATACAACAAATCCATCTATTATAGATGCAAACGGTAACTTATTATATACAACTTTAATTAACAATCCACAATCATACGTTACAACAGTAGGTATGTATAATGATAATAACGAGTTATTGGCAGTTGCAAAATTAAGTAGACCATTAACAAAAGATTTTACCAAGGAAGCTTTAATTAGAATTAAACTAGACTATTAATGCATGTCGGCGTTCAAAAAACTAAGCAAATCAGACGTTACGGTCGTACCGTATGCCGCTAACAAGCAGTGGAATATAATCCAATGCTCGTATCCGACATCATCAGAATATTTTACACTTTATAAGGGAACTAATATAACAGGAAGTTTTAATCCTGATACAGATCCCATTACTAACGACCAGTACGAACGTTTAGTTTACAACCAAATCAACCACTTATTCTATCAAACATATTCAGCTAGTTTAAATACTAGCTCGTTAATGTTTACGTTAGATAATTACGAGTCTGCTTCTCAACAACGCCCTACATCATCTTATTTTATCTATAATGATAATGCTAACCAAATAAAAGCATTCCCTACAGGGGCAATGAATAGTATTAAGGTAGTATCTATCAATCAAGACATTTATGGTAATAAAGTATTACCAAATACATTTGTTTTAACTTCATCTGCATATCGTATTACAGATGATGGTTTTGGTAATTTATACAATTATGGCACAACCCACATCGGAAATATATTTTATGCTCATGGTTTAGCTGTAATAACTAATCAATCATCTCAATCTATATTTCCTGATCCTCCATTTGCTCTACCAATTAACTTAACTTATACTTCAGCTACAACTCATTCGTTCAATTACTCTAGTTATGTAAATGCTAGAGATTTTGAAATTGATGATGCTACTTTTGTATTATCTGGAAGTTCATATTTTGTAGATCAAGTGGGTCAAAATATTTTATTAAATACTAGTGCATCTGGTGTTTATGAAACTTATTATAAAGTAGCAAGTAGAGATTTAGGATGTGGTAGTGTTTATAGTAATTTAGCTAAAATTACAGTTACTGTAACTAAGATTACTGATTGTGACTTTACAGCGGCAGCAACATCAATTACAATAGGATGTGATTTTACTTTAAGTGTATCTAGTGTTGCTCCACCTCCTACACCTCCAACTCCGTCTCCTACAACAGCAGCTCCAACAACCCCATCTCCAACAGCCCAACCAACACCATCTCCTACAACTGCACCAACTCCTCCTCCAACATTCTCACCTACAGCAGCACCAACAACAGCAGCACCTACAACAGCGGCTCCTACAACAGCTGCTCCTACAACTGCAGCTCCAACGACTGCTGCTCCTACAACTGCAGCTCCAACGACTGCTGCTCCAACAACAGCTGCTCCTACCACACCAGCACCAACTTTAGCATTGTTTATTACTGGATCATTTGAAGAATTTTATCCTAGTTAAAAATAGTTATATAAAAATATTTATACAATAATGGCAAGATATTTTAGAGTAAGCATAAGCAGTTCCAACGCAAATGGTCCGTTTGATGTGTTTTATAACACGTCTAACGGAGGTGCTTTAGCTTATGCTATTTTATATCCTGGTGGAGGTAATGCTACTAATTTAGCAAAATCTTTATTTACAGGAGGCAATACAGTTGCTATTCAAGTACCGAATAATGTATATTCAATACAAATAATTCAACAAGTCCCATATGTAGCAGGAACTCCATTATATCCACCCGCAATTACACCTGCACCAACAACGGCGGCTCCAACAGCGGCTCCAACAACAGCAGCACCTACAACGGCTGCTCCAACAACACCATCACCAACGACGGCAGCTCCAACGACGGTTGCTCCTACAACAGCACCAACGACGGCGGCTCCATCAACAGCATCACCAACTACATCATCCCCTACAACTGCTAGCCCTACAACTGCTAGCCCTACAACTGCTGCTCCAACAACTGCTAGTCCTACAACAGCAGCACCAACGACAACTGCTCCTACTACGGCCGCACCAACAACAGCAGCTCCAACAACAGCAGCTCCAACAACAGCAGCACCAACAACAGCAGCTCCAACAACAGCAGCACCAACAACAGCAGCTCCAACAACAGCAGCTCCAACAACAGCAGCTCCAACAACAGCAGCACCAACAACAGCAGCTCCTACAACAGCAGCACCAACAACGGCTGCTCCAACGACTGCTGCACCAACGACTGCTGCTCCAACAACGGCAGCACCGACAACTGCTGCTCCAACGACTGCTGCTCCAACAACGGC